TGTTCAACAGTAATTGGAAAACGCTCTAAGAAAGCATCATCAAGAATTTGTGATAGGTATTTACCTTCATCACTACCACGACCTTTTGTATTAGCAGTAGCAACTACGTTGAAACCTTCAGCAGGATAAACCATCTCACCAGTTTTCTTATTGAAGTATGGCTTACCTTCGAGAATACCTTGTAAACACATCAATTTATTTGAACCACGGTCAACTTCGTCAATCAAACAAATTGCGCCACGTTTCATAGCGGTAATAACTGGACCATCTTTATACACAGTATTACCATTAATCAACTGATAACCACCAAGTAAATCGGATTCATCAGTTTCAATAGAGATATTAACACGGACACATTCACGATTTAATTCAGCACATACTTGTTCAACCATCAATGTTTTGCCGTTACCAGATAAACCAGTTACGAATACAGGATAAAACATTTGAGATTTAATAATGTTACGCAAATCTTTGAAGAAACCAAAGGGTACATAATCAGGATATTTTGTAGGAACAGCAGGTTCATTATCATCAACTAATTTTGGTTGACGTAATTGTACCACATTATTGTATGCGACTTCCATTTCAGGTTCTTTTTCTTTCACAGTTTCAACTTTCTTGCCAGATGGCGGTACTTTGTATTGTCCACGACCATATCTATATTCGGTTTTTGTAGTCAACCAATAAGGATACGGTGCACCTGATTCTGATACCACTTCAGCGATACCATCTCTAGTAATGATACATTCACTACCAAACATTTTTTCACAAGCTTCAATAAAAGATAATGCGTTTCGATTCATAATATAGTCCTAATCAAGTAAAATACTAGTATAACACAACCACGGTTGGTGTCAAGTAAGTTGTTGTTTATATACAACAAAGTGATTATTGGTATGTTTCCCTAAGTTTTTGGTAAGCATTTTGGTCTTTTTCAAATCCAGACAATGCTGCCCACTTTCTGGTAACAATATCTAGTGCTTTCCAAGCAGGAATTTCTGCATCATCTACTTTAGCATTAGCCCAAAAATTCAAATTTTCTTCATTCATGTTTACTTCCTTCGTTTTTATCAAAAAATTGTTGCGAAATTGCAGTTGCTAACTCATCCGCAAGATTCGGATTGAATTTTACTAAAAAATATGCGACATCATCAATAGGTACATGACGTAAATTGAACATAATTTCATCAATTCCTCTCAAAATTTGCGTTTCCTCTTGTCTTTGTAACATTTTTATCTCCTCATGCTCGAAATTTCTTTAGCTTCGTTGTCGGTAAACACAGGAACTGCGTTGGATTTGTGCATTGTCGCAACTCCTTTCATTTTTTCGCCAGTATATGTGTTTCCTTCGACAGGTTTTGTGCAAGGAACAAATCCGGTGTTCAAGGATTCGTATTTTGGTGTTTCTCTACGATAAGGAGTATTACTTTTTGTTGAAATTGATGATTTTTTTGCAGGACTTTTTGAATAACTTTTGCCGGCAATTTGATTTAGCGCTTTTGTGAAAGCATCTTTCTGCTCTTGTTGAGCTTTTGATAGTTTTTTAGGCTTGGATTTTGGAATGTAGCCGTAAATCATCATAATAAAACTCCTGTATCAATAGAAGTTCTATTATATAATAATATAGGCTATATGTCAAGTGATGTGTTGTATGGAAACAACTACTTGTCGGTATAATCTTCTAGGTATTCTTTTACATCTTCCAATTGATACTCATAATCCCTAGTCAATAATTTTTTAATCTCGGAATGCTCATCACGATGCCGTTTTACTTCGTAATTATAATCATCATTGTAATTTTTATTTTTACGAAATTTACCTACAAATTTAGTCACTCATATCTCCTTTTGTTACGGCAACAATTGTGGAAAAGCTTCTTTAACAAATTTATAATTTAAACCATTAACCCCTTGGTCTTTTCTAAAAATGCCAGCAACCACTTCAGCTTCTCTTGGTTCTAATGATTCTAGTAATTGTAATAAAACTTCATTTTGTTTCTTCGGGTTTAATGCGTGAGCTGCAGGTTCACCTTTTCTGAACAAATAGAGTTTTCTGATTTCGGTGGATAGTTGAGCATATCCCATACCTTCTGGAACATTTTTGATTTTGAAATTTTCTGGCATATCATGCACTAGCCATTCAATTTGTGGATGATAAGTTAACTCTAAAACTTGAACCAATGTTTTGGTTAAGTTTTTTGCAATAACATCCATTCTTTCTTTTTTATTTTTTGCTGCTTCAAATTCATCAAATACTTCATAAATGTTTTTCATTAGAATTCCTCAATCACTTCCATTAGGTTTTTAAGTTTATGTTCCATAAAATAGTTCAATAACTTTTGGCGAGATGCCGGTTTTGTTTCATCATAAGTATTTATAATCTTTTGTTTAATTTCTTGTGGAATCTTTGTAAGGTCAATTAAGGTCGAATTCCTAGAAAAGTTTGCCTTATCTGTATCATTATACTTCTCAACATTTTCACTAAGGTATTTTTCTAATACATTTTTAGTGATTGGCTTTTGACGGAGGTCACGAACAAAACAATCTGATGGTGAGAACATATTAGGAATGCCATCACCTTTATCACCACGAATAATCTTTTCTTTTAATTCAAGTAAAGGATTTTCTGATTTGATATATTTCTTCAATGATGGATTATATTGTTTAACATTAGAACCATATTGTTGTAATTGCAAGAAGTCGCCATCACTCGATAGAATCAAAATCTTTTGGTCACGAGCATAGATTGGAACTAATGTACCAATGATATCATCAGCTTCAGCACCTTCAACATCAATTACTTTATATGGAAATGTTTCTCTGAGTTCTTGTTTGAGTTTGGCAAGAATATCAAAAATCAAATGCCAATCTAAATCGGATTTTTCTCTTGTTTTCTTACGACCTGCTTTGTAAAAAGGAAAAAATTCTTTACGCCAGTATTTACGGTTATCACAACATAATACTACTTCACCGTATTCTGTTTTAAAATTCTTTACATGATTGCGAATAATGTTTAATACCATATGACGAATTAGATTTTCATCCAACTTGGTATTTTTTTGGTTTGATATTTGTGCCATAAGACCGGCAAGTAATACCTGGTTTAAATCAACGAGAATCATAATAAACTTTCAATAGTTTCAAAATTCTATTGTATCAGACTTTCGTCATTTTGTCAAACAAATTATCAATAATTTTGTGAGAATTTTTAGTTTTTCTGGCAATTATACCACACCAATCTTGTGGTATTAGTGTAGAGATATATTCTAGTGGGTCAATAAGAATAGCTTCAAATTTATCTGGATGAATACAAGTACCATCTGTGTCGTGTTTATACAACAAAATCTGATAACACTCTCCTAATTTTGTATTAGCTATAGATTCTTCATTTTCTTTGAACTGCCTTAATTGAATGTCAATAGAATCTTTTTCATCACCAGCAATAAAATACATGACATCAAATTTTTCGTTTTTTATTGGATTGAGCCAGTCGAGCATAATAGTCCTTGTATGTGTGATTTCCTCACTCGTACCATTATCCAAGTATTGTAATAGTCATCTGATTCTAAAGCGCCTTTAATAAATTGCTCTTTAGCTTCAAGATAACCACATTCTCCTTTAGAACGGCAAAGATGTAGAATTTCACGCTTAAAATTATCGTGTCCTAATTGTAACACATCTTTGGTTAAACTGTCACTACTTCCGTAGTAAGTTTGCCAATCTGAAGGCGCCTTATACTTCTTTCTCTTACCTTTGACTTGTTTGGTTTTGGCAGAATAAAAGAATTTCTTGCCTATGTACTTCTTACCATTTGTAAGATTGGTTATCTGATATACAAACCCATAATTATCACCAATCAAGTCTTCCGTAAAATCTTTATCATTGTATTGCCAAGTTATTCCCATTCCTCATCGTCCAAAGTTTCATCGTCATCCTCTATATATTCTTCTTCCAACTCTTGGATGACTTCTCCACAAAACGGACAATGTTCTGGTAATTCTTGTGATACAAATTCTTCTATAAATGCGATACTATAAGATGATTCGCAATTTTCACATTCGGCTGATAATTGTTTTTGCATTTTTATTCCTTAATGAGCCCAAACATCACCCCAATCTCCTGATAGTGAACCTTTAGCATAATCGGTTGCTCTGTTCTCAAAGAAGTTAGTATGTGTTGGTGCGTTAATCATTTCCTCAACCCATGGCAAAGGATTCTTTTTCACTTTGAACACACCTTTGAGTCCCAAGGAAATCAAACGTCTGTCTGCTATATAACGAATATACTTCTTAACATCTTCAGAGGTTAAATCTTCCATTGCACCCATTTCAAAAGCCAAGTCAATGAATTTATCTTCCAATTCAACCATCTTTTCAGCAATAATATAAATTCTGGATTTTAAATCATCATTCCAGATTTCACGATTTTCTTCTATATATGTTCTAAACAATTTAATCATATTTTCGGCATGTTGTGTTTCATCAACAATTGACCATGTTACGATTTGACCCATACCTTTCATTTTACCATGTCGTGGGAAATTGAGTAACATAATAAAGGATGAGAACAACTGCATACCTTCAGTAAAGGCTGAGAACACAGCAATATGTGTGGCTGTATTTTCTTTTGTAGTATTCTTCGCTGAGATATCTAAAATGTAATCATGCTTTTCTTTCATTTCAGCATATTCTAAAAATTCACTATATGTTGTTTCTGGTAAACCTAGTGTTTCAATCAAATGTGAATATGCAGCAACGTGTAATGCTTCACGAGCAGCAAAGCCCATTAACATCATACGAATTTCAGGTTGACTAAAATATGGTAAATAATTTTTTACATATCCGCCTGCTACGTCAATATCACCTTGTGTAAAGAATCTAAAGATATGTGTAAGAAATTTCTTTTCACTATCGGTTAATCTTTTCTTCCAATCTTTAACATCTTCAAGCATCGGAACTTCTGTATGTAACCAATGAGACTGCTCATGTTTCAGCCATGCATCATAAGCCCAAGGATAGTTAAAAGGCTTAAAATAGGTTCTTTCTGATGTGATGTCTAAATCTGCTTTCTTAATCATTCTTACCCTTCACAAGCAATACAGTCGTTACCTTGAGCTACTTGTGTCATATCTAGCTCTTTAATAACTTGTCGTTCTATCTTCTTAGAAACTTTATC